GGTGGATTCAGAAGGGACGTGACAATGTAGACAACAAAAGATTTAACCATGCCTTGTGGCTCTTGATGATGGTTAACAGATTCAAGTGGCACTCAGCATATGCGAAAAGAGAAGAGAAGAAAGAGATCATCAACGAGCATAGGATCGAAGTTAAGAATACTATAGACGTAGATAGTATTCTTAAGAAATCTATCAACAAAGGAATTAGTCAGCTAGACGATTCTAAACCAAAGGTACACTGACATGCCAAAAGTAGGAAAGAAAAAGTTTCCCTATACCGCTAAGGGAATTAAAGCCGCAAAAGCCCATGCTAAGAAAACAAAAAAGAAGGTAAAGTCTAAGGGATACTGATATGGCTATTGGTTACGATGGAGGTAGTTATAGTGGCGATCTGGATGAAATCTCCGTAGCCCTTGGAGTTGATCCAGATATTGAGGGCGTAACTTCTCGTTTAGGTACACCTGTTGATCCACTTGGGCATCTGCAAGATGCCACTATATTAGGCTTAGATATGCCTTATAGTGAGACTATACTAGCACGGCTTGCCCAGAATTCTCCTGAAGTTGTTAGGGACTTGATGCGTGGGCGAACCTATATGGCAGGTGAAGGATTGTTAGGTCAGGCTACTGGAGAACCTTTCCTTCAACAGATAAGTATGATGGGTGATACTGGTGATACTATACATCTTGGAATGAGGATGGGAGAAACTTACGATGATTTTCTTGAACGGATAACGGCTCAAGAGGATTTTGAAGAGACTCTAGAAAGTATTACACCAACTATATCCAAGTCTCTGGTAAAAGACGCACAAGAAAAATTAGCGAAAATCTATGGTAAGGACTATACTGTTGACGCAATAAGAGATCGAATACAGGGTGCGACTACAGATGCTGTACGTAGTTTAATAGACCCAGAAGAATATGATGCGTTACCTCTCGAACAAGTTACAGATGATATTTTATCAGGGACTCAGAGTTTTGAAGTACCAACGCCACTCGGTACTACAGATATATTTGATACAGAAACTGGAGAGTGGACAGCATTAACAAAAACTAAAGATGAAAAGACTGAAGAAGAAAAGATTAACTCGCTTATAAATCAGTTAAGCAAACCTAAAGTAAAAGAAGGTCAGGCATGGCGCACATCAGCAGAAAATGAAATTCAGAAAGCCATTGCCCTAGAAGAAGAAACTCAGAAAGCCATTGCCCTAGAAGAAGAAACTACTGTTCTTGATGAAGAGGAAGACGAGAGTGTATTTCAAAAAGTAATAGCTGAGACTTTAGGTCTTCCAGTTGATACGGTTAATGCCGTAATAAGTTCAATTTTAAGGGCGGCTGGTGCGCCAGATAAGGTTGTAGAAAATCCGGTTGGTGGTCGTGCATGGCTGATGGCTAATAAGGGCATGACTATTGATGATGTTGTGGCACAAGTTGCAGATATGCTTAGTCCAACTACTGCCGTACAGAGTGCGGTATCGCAGTTTACACCCGGAATATCTTTGACGGGTTCGTGGCCTGCAATTCCTACTATCCAAGATACACAAGCTGATGTTATGGATGAAGGGTACTTGGCTGGTCTTAATATGACTGCCGAGGAATCTCATGCGATAACACGAGCACTCAATTTGGCTAATGCCAAAAAAGTAGCGGCAGAGTATGAGGCTTGGAAACAAGGTGGTCTACCTCTGAAACAAGAAGAAGAATCTTCAAATCTAATTGAACAAATATACGAGCAAGAAAGTTATACCGATCACTTGGGTTTCTTGGAAGGTCTTTCTCAAGCAATGAAAACTCTTCTAAATAATGATGATGAACTAATGGCGCAATATCTGGCGGCTCGTTCTAGTATCATAGAGCAACTGGATAAAGATAAGTTTGAGCATGAAGATTGGTATCCCGGTTCTCAAGCCGCCGCTACTGCGGCAGGATACTGGGGGCCACTGGCATTAGGATGGAACGCCTCGTATAACGATTACAAGGATGCTCAGAGAGCACTCATGGGCTTAGAAGCGGGGCAGAGATTCGATAGCGGTGATTGGATAAATAATTTGGGCTGGATGACTCCTGCACAGATAAATAGATTAGCAGGATACGGGAACGAGTAAGATGGATGCACTATCTCACAGTGAGATTGATGGTAACGCTGAACTTTTTGGATTACTAAGTTTCGTTAAAACAAATCCAGAGCCTTTTAGGGCATTAAACGAAGATGAGGTATGGAGTTTAGTGTCTAATGAATATAGTTTCTGGGAGTATTATAAGGACTGGATGAGGGAGAATTAAGATGGCATGGAATTGGAATGATTATATAGACCCGACTAAGCAAGGTCTGCTTGCGTTAGCCAAGCAATATGCGGATGCTGGTATGATGGCTAGAGCTAAAGCGGCTTTTGAAAGGGCCGGAGGTACTTGGACAAATGCTATACATAGGCAATTTAAGCAAGAAGCGGCGGATACTAGCAGATATGGTGGTGATATTGCATTTAAGTGGACTGATTACGGAGTTAGAACCCAAGAGCAACTGAATAAGATTATAGCGTGGGCCAAGGCAGGGGATTTTGGTAAAATAGCCAGCGAGATAAATAAACTTGGTGGCTCAAAGAAATGGAATAAACAACTCCATACGAAGTTAGCCGCAGAGTATTTAGGCAAACAAGAAAAGGATACAGACCCTGTTACACCCGGATGGCAAGGAACACGGACAACAGAATTTAAAAGAGACGAACCTGAAGTTGCTCCTACGTTATATCCCACCACTACTGAAACTGTAGACGAAGTTGAAACAGTTGTACCTGACTGGAAGACGCAATTTAAGGGTAAGATTACATCGGGGCAGGTTGGAGCGTGGGGTGAGGGTGGATCACAAGCTAGAGCGGATGCCAAGAAATGGAGAGATTTGCATATGGGAGCCGCTAAAAAGAAATGGGGTTATGGTACGGATGAATTTAATAAGCAAGCATACATTGACCAGAGAAATAAGATAGCGAGAAGACATCGCAAAATGCTTGGTGCTGGCTCTAAAACTCTTAAAACAGGTGAAGTATTATCTTATTAGGAGATTATTATGGCAACACCAAATGTTATAACTTATGCTTATATTAGAGGAAGATGGTATGCATTTCCTGACTCTGCGTCTGCCTATGATGGTGTTGCAAAGTATGGGGGGAATGCTCAATCTCTCAGGTATAGTAAACCAGTAGGCGCTATAATAGATGATACTACACTTATAAATAGAGGTTTCTGGCCTGACACTTTAGCGGATGCTCCCGGTGTAACTGGTGATGCATTAGTTAATCCCCCTTATAATCCTATATTTAATGCCGCGCCTGTCGTTAATACTGTTACACCTGATACTACAACTACAGCGTCAACTGATGTTGCACCCAGTGGCGGTGGTGGAGGTGGTAGCGACACATCATATAAAGGCCCGGATAAGACAGTTTGGGATTTTCGAGAATATGTTGAAGGAAATCCTGATCTTCTAAATGCATTTCAAGCCTATAAAGCAAACCAAGACGCGGCTAAGGTTGATAGTTGGGAAAAACATGGAATTATAGGGAGTACGGCTCTGCCCGGTATGTCAGGCTCTGATGATCCACATCGCAATCCCAATCTTCCAGCAGGTTATGGGGGTAGTGAACTGAATATAGAGCAATGGGGAAATATACATTGGGGCAAGTATGGCAAGGATGAGAATAGAACTATAGGCGCACAGAAAGATGTCGCTGGAAATGACCCAAGATATGAAGGTAGATGGGATGATTTTCTGGTCTAATGCCAAGCAAAACTAAGAAACAGGCTCGCTTTATGGCGATGTGTGCTACTCCTAAAGGGAGAAAAAAAGCAAAAGGAAAGTGTCCCCCATACAAGGTAGCAAAAGAATATGCAAGACATGATCGCGGAAAGCGTCCTAGTTAAAAATGAAAGCGCGGAAGCGGCTATCAAACTTGCAACGTGGGCCAGAGACGCAACCTATGAAGAGTCTATCGAGGCATTTTCTGATTGTCACCGCGATGATAATATTGATGATTCTTTTATTAGGACTCTCTCTCAGTGTGATCGTTACTACCTTGGTGTGTTTATTTGCAATCGTCATGATATGCTACATCCGTGGATATACGAAAGATGTAGAGAAGTCGAAAGTGAAAGGGATAGTCATCTCGACCTCTGGGCGCGGTTCCATTATAAATCGTCCATAATTACTTTTTTAGGATGCATACAGGAAATATTATGTAACCCTGACATTACGATAGGAATTCTTTCCTACTCTGCTCGTCAGGCCAAGCCGTTCCTGCGTCAAATTATGCAGGAGTTTGAAGGCAATGAACGCTTACAGAAATTATTTCCAGATATATTTTACGAGAAGCCTAAACAGCAAGCACCTAAATGGGCTGAGAATGAGGGGATATGTGTCAAGCGTCAATCTAATACTAAAGAGCAGACAGTGGAGGCTCACGGACTTGTAGACGGACAACCTACTGGACGACATTTTTCCCTTATTATTTATGATGATGTTGTAGTTCAGGAATCTGTTTCAACTCCAGAGCAGATTAAGAAGACTACTACTCAGTGGGAGTTGTCTCTTAACTTGGGGTCAACGTATGACCCTCGTTATCAATATGCGGGTACGCGATACTCTTATGGAGATACATACGGAACAATTCTTCAAAGAGCGGCGGTAAAACCTAGAATACATCCTGCTACATATAATGGGCAGATGGATGGAGAACCAATCTTTCTTACTCAAGAGAGATGGGAAGAGATAAAGAAGACAACGTCTACGTATACGGTAGCGTGCCAACAATTATTAAATCCAATAGCTGGTAGCGATGTATCCTTTAAGGATGATTGGTGGCGAGAGTGGGAAGTTCGTCCTTATACCCTTAATATTTATATTATGGTTGACCCTGCTCATTCTAAGAAAAAAGAATCGAATAGAACTGCCATGGCTGTAGTTGGGGTAGATGCTAATTATAATAAGTATCTTCTTGATGGCTGTTGCCATAGGATGACCTTGTCTGAGAAATGGGTATATTTAAAAAGGCTCAGGGCAAAGTGGAAGAGAGCGGCTGGCATCAGGGAAGTTAAAGTTGGGTATGAGAGATATGGTGCTCAATCAGATATAGAGCATTTTAAGGCTATGATGCAATCTGATGGAAGTAGTTTTCCAATATATGAGTTGAACTGGGTTGGTGGTGGTGGTGCTCAATCTAAAAAAGACAGGATACAAAGATTAGAACCAGATTTAAAGGATGGTTCTTTTTTCTTTCCTTACCCCACGGACGAGAAATACTTGACTTCTAATCAATTAGATTACAAGGATAAAAATCAATCATTTCTTATCTCCAAAAAGATTATATGTATAGATGAGAATCGTAAGACATACGATCTTACTAAGTGGATGAAAGACAATGAGTACAATTTATTTCCCACTATACATCCAGATTTTCTAGACGCTTTATCTAGGATATATGATATGGATGCAGTGCCTCCTAGAATGAGGCGGGGAAGAGTTCTAGAACCTGCAATAGAGGCGGCATATTAATGAGGAGATTAAGAAGAATAGGAAGAAGGGATTATCCTCCTCGTCGCGTTGCCTATAGAATGGTGAATGGAAGAAAATTCTATGAGGTACAACCAAGAGCCTTTCCTTACGGGCCTCTTCCTTACGTTCAAAACTATTACTGGGTAGCAGGGTATACCACGGATGATTAATTATGGCTGATCTAACACTTAGAGAAGTAAAAGGTTCTCCTCTTACATTCGTAGAAATGGATGGGAATCTTACAAATCTTAATACCGATAAACAGGAAATTATTCCTAATCTTACGACAGATACTTCTCTTAATATTGCACTAGATAAGATATCTTTTTATGATAATGATACTTCTACTACTAGGTCTATCTTACCTACCAATGTAACTCCATTTGTAGAAAGAACTCTAATTATAAAATGTGTCGCGGATACTATAGGGCCAAGTGTGGGTAATGGTATTACTCATGTAACTATTCCGTCCCCATTAAATTCTAGAAAATTACAAAATGCAGAAGCACATGTTTATACTGTTGGTACAGGCGGGAGTATAACAACAGTACAGCTACATAATTTAACTGATGCTGTAGATATGTTATCCACTGCTATTACGATTGACTTGAATGAAAAAGATTCTTCCACTGCCGCTACTCCTCACGTGATAGGGGCGAACAATACAGTTACTACAGGAGATGTTATAAGAATAGATGTTGATGCGGTTGCAACCAACACGTTAGGGCTTGAAATAAGAATGGTCTTTGGAACGTCATGAAAAAAATCTTATTAATAAATTTTGTTGCATGTCTTTTTGTAGGTGCTCTATGGTCGATTAAATCTTTTGCTGGGCCACCGGAAGGGATGGAGCGTCAGATGATTCAATTCCCGGCAGTGTGTTTACCTGCGACAGTGGAGAAAAATCATTTTGCTGTTCTCATGGGTGCATTAATTAGTGACTACGGTGTTCATATATCAATGACATTCAGTGCGAGTCAAGACCAGAGCAGACGGGTCGCAATCATTGAGAACCCAGCTACTGGCTTGGCTGGTGTGTTGATGATCACGGATGAACAGACCTGCATTGCCTTCAGCGGAGAGGACAGGGCCAGTTTCATCAGACCCCCTAATCATCCCGTTGGTACAGAGAATGAGGATACGCAGACATGAGTGAGGTAAGCGACCTAGAAATTGGGAAACTGATTCAAAAGGTCGATAGCCTTGAGACTATGGTACGAGAGCAGAATGATCGTCTGGACAGATTAGACCAGCAATTGGAGCGTACCCGTGGAATAGGAATTGGGGTGGTACTCGCTACCGTGGGATTAGGTGGGCTTGGTGGTTCACTATTTACAAGGTGGTTAAGCGGGTGAATATGGAATGGAACATCTAAAAGATATTAACATGAGTTGGAGTATGCACTTATGGTACACAATGACATTGGCTACGAGATTACTT